GATTTTGGCCAGTTGCTCCCAGCCACGTCTTTTTTGATTAACCCTATCTTCAAAGATGATATTTTCCATATCGACAGCGTGGTTATCTGCGACTTGAAGTTGAGCAGGGTTAAAATCAACACCTAAGAATTTAGCAATCGCTAGTGTTTTCTGCTTATGGAAAGATAAATCATAATGAGCGTAAGTTGTCTTTCTCATAATTATTCAATCCCATATTTCTTGTAGACCACTGTTTGAGCAAGGCTGCTTCTAACAGGGTTAATATTCACGAAATATTGTTCTGCTCTAGTAATGTGCATATTTGCCAAAACCATATCGACACCTTCATTTAAGAAACCTTTAACATATTCGCAAATAGCGTTAACCATTTGGTCAGTGATGCCATAATCCTTTAACTCTTCATCTTTAGAGTTAATTAAGGTATATTCGCCAATTTCATTTTTGGTGTAGTTATAGTAATAACTTTCACCTTGAATGAAGAAGATATCTTCTTTGTATTCGACTTTGACCTTAATACCATTTCTTAATGGAAGGTTGATTCTAACTAAACTACCTTCGACAGAGAATGGTAAAGGCATAATTTCGCTTTCATTTACATAAGCGATAGCGATAATTTCTTTAAGATTGTGTTGTAAAGCACTAATGTTAAAGGAATTATTCTCAAGAGTGACTTCATCTACTCGATAAGGAAGTCTTTCTAAGTCACTTAAACGAGATAACGCTTGATTAAAACCAGCGAAGACGTTGTTGATATTAGTAGCGTAATCTGGATCACCATTAAATTTGCCTTTAATGAAACTATCATAGATAAAAGAAGCGTCATCATAGAGAATTGCATTTTTAATAGCGAGATAGATTGCCTTACTTAATTTCATAACTGTTCTCCTTAAATGGTCAGTAAGTTGGGAATTACACCCAAGTCATATTAGTGGAAGGAACGCATATGCCACTAGCGATTACACTAATCAATTTTGCTAACTAAACTACTAACTGACATAGGAGAGTAGCAGCCCATAACTACTACTCTCGTTTCGAATTACTTAACTTCGTATTCTGCGTATGCAGGGTTGTTATCAATGACCCAGTCAGGGACTTTGGTAACTTTGCCTAAAGGCACGTAGCAGTCGACACCATTGTGCTGAAAGTGAATGACGTTTGCGTCAGGACTTGATGGGTCTTTAGGAATTAAGATTCTTCTTGTTTTTACTTGTGGCATAGTTTTATCTCCTTCTATTAGTTCAAAGTTTTTGAAGAAACGGTGTTTTAAGTGTTATCGCCTCACATTAGGTTTCTAGCTTCTACTAGGCAGCTGGGGAAGTGTGTTTAGACACATAGCCAGTGCGGTTAGCGTCATTGACGTCTAAGCCGACTTTGCCACCGCTGATTACGTATTCGCCACGAATGATTGCTTCATCATGGAGAATTCTTGTCGCAAAGCCCATAACTTTGTAACCGACAGAACCTCTTTGATCAAGGTTGTCACCGCGAACACCAACAACGGTTGTGCTTTCCATAACTGCTTGTGGAATTGAGCCAAGTGGCTTATTGATGACTTTAACGCTGTCATCACCGAAGGCGACTGTTTCGACTGGTAAACCTTTTTCTGTCTTACCAATGAATAAGACATAGGAGTGAGTAGCAGCTTCAACAGCATTACTACCGACTGTTGTTAATGGGTAGTAAACGTTAGCGTTGTGGCTAGCAGGAATGGAATCCACTTTTGTGTAGACGTATGTGCCATCATTGAGGTAACCAGCACCGGCAGCAGAGGAAGCTCTTGTGTAGTAGGTAACACCTTCACTACCAGCAGCGTTTTCTGCTAATGGTGAACCAGCAACAGCGGCAACAGCGTCAGCGGCTTCGATTTCTTTATACATGACGTCATCAGCGTTCTCGAAGAGAATGAAGCCAGCGAGTTCACCAATGTAGCCATTGATGATTGCTTCTTTCTCAGAGGTGTGTGTGATTTTGTCTTTGTATGTTAACAAAACTTCAGCAGCGTGTTCTGGAGAGAGAATACAGCCATATTTACCATTGCGTAATGGTTGGACTTTATTCTTTCTTAAGATTGTTCTTGCCTTGAGTAAGTCTTTCATGAAGGCATCTGTGGTCGCGGAAGAAGTGATATCCATTGTGCAGCAGCCACTAATGAATTGTTTCGCTTTACGACCTTCGATTTCTTCAAAGGCTCTTTGAGCAAGGATTTCTTTGGCGTCTTGTGTGACGTCATCAAAGTTGTATTTTTTGGATTCATCTGTGTAACCGATCCAAGAACCGAAGTTCACTGGGGTGACAGAGAAACCGACATATGTCATGGATAAACCAGCAGGTGTGACACCTTCTGTTAAGTTGACAATGTCACTTTGTTTTAATTCTGGAATGTTTAACTTTCTCCATTTATATGAAGAGAAGCCATCTCCGATTTTGGAATGGGAGCAGAATTTATCCCAGAACGCTTCCTTACTTCTTAAAGAAACAAGTAAGGACTTTTGAATTTCAGCGATTTGTTGTTCATTCAAATCACCATGTTTAACTAAATCAGCCATAATTTCTTGTTCTCCTTTGCAATATGTGATTTTGGCTTAGGAGAATATCTATTTAACTAGAAGAAATCACCGCTTTTGTCTTTTTCTGACTTGATGAATTCTTCATCAGACATCTCCATTGGATTATCTTTAAGAGGATTGCCTTGAGGATTACTAGAAGGAGTTTTGGTGACTTTCTTGACACCTTTATTGGCCTCTTCTTCAGTGGTTGTAGTTGTGGTCGTTGTCGTGGTTGACGTTCCTTTTCTCTTGAGGTATTCCTCATAGATTTCAGTAACAGTCCAGCGGCCTTCCTTTTCTTCACTGATTTCAAGGAATAATGGGTCATCACCTAATTCCTTAGTGTTGACCTTAGGATATTTCTTCCTAAGTTCAGCAATCTCTTCTTTGAGCTGCTTGTCTACGACTTCTTTGTCTTTAAGTTCTTTTGCTCTAGCCTGAGCTAGTTCTCTATCCCTTAAAGCAAGTGCTTCTGGTAAGTCCTTAATTGGGTCTTTGCCTTCCGCTTCGAGTTTCTTTTGGAGTTTGTAAACTTCAAGATCATACTCATCAGTGATTGGCTTTTCCGTATAAGGATTAGTCTTGACTAAGTCAAGTTCAGCTTTGGTAGCAGCTTCTTTTTTGAGTTGCTCTTCGCGAGCAAGACGTTCTTTTTCCGCTCTTTCGCGAGCCTCACGCTCACGTCTTTCAGCAGCATATTTAGCACGTCTTTCTTTCTCTAACTCTTCCTCTGACTTGGTTTCGTTAGGGTTGTTTGACTGATTAGGATTTCCGTTTTCAGGGTTGTCAGTGTCCTTATTAACCGGATTACCATTCTCATCAAACTCTTCTGGATCAAGATTGTCGTCACCAGAAGGATTGGTTTTCTTTTCTTCTTCTGTCATAAGAATCCTTTCTTAGCAGAAGAGCGATTTTTACGCTATTCATGCGAATAATGATTTTTACGCTCTTCAATGCGAGTGAGTTTTTTGCCCTTTCTCAAGGGAAGTTTGTTTATAGTTATTGAGGTGTTACCTCATTACTACCGGTTGCATTGTGAGATTTTTTCTCACCTTCAGTTATGACTTGTTGATTTGAGGCATAAGCCTTATCTAAGTCTTTGGTTAATCCAGCAATGATTGCGTTTTGAGCGTTAATCTTGCCAGTGAATTCAGTGGTTAAGTTCTTAATGTAATCGCTCTTGATACCACTGAGACCTTCAAGTTGTTGAGCATAAGCCATGATTTGAAGAGTTCTTTCTTGAAGTTGTTGTAATTGTTTTTCAAGTTGACTAATTCTAGAGGCTTCTTGTTTTGCGATAGCGTTTCTAATCGCTGCTCTTGTTCTTGGAGAGACTGCTGGGTTGCTATCGAAGTATGCTTGTAACCAACGTGGGTCGATATTTTGGATTTGACCATTCATGAAGAGGTTTTCAAACATTTGTTGTTCAACAAGTTTGCTATCAGCAAGACCTTGCATTGCTTCACAAGAGATATCGAAGTTAACGCCATAGAGGTCATCTCCAGCGATTTCTTTAACTTCTACTCTATGAACAGGAGTTTCAAAGTCTTCTGCTTTCGCGTCCGGCATAGTCTCGAAATTGACACCATTTTCTTTAGCTTTGAGTAAGACTTTTCTTGCTTCTTCTTCACTGTCATACACGTCATCAGGTTTTTCAGCGGTGTATTTGGCTTTATCAACGTAATGCTTGTAGAACATTAAACGGATTTCCGCCATATCTTCGTTATAAACCCAGAAGATTTGTTGTTGTTGTTCGATAGAGGTGTTAGATTGCTTAATCATTTGTTGAAGCATATAACCACTCATATCTTTATTGGTAACGCTACCGTCCATAACTTCATTGAAGCCATAGACTAATCTAGTAACGCTTAATAAACGATCAGAGAAATCTAATAAACCATTTGGCACTGGTGGAGTTTCGAGCATTTTAATTCCCCATGTGTTAGTTTGATTAGAATTATCGACAATTACTTGAGAAGGTTCGTTTGTGATGACTTGCCCTCTTAAAGCGTCTGGTTTAACAAGAATTTTGTTATATGCGTTGTTTTCCGCACTCTTTAAGGTCATTGAATTAGCGAAGTTAATGCCTTTTTGAATTGGAATTAAGGCCTTAACGTCACTACCACCATAGAATGAACCGTTAATTGGATTAGGTCTAAAGACCGAGAATGGATATAAAGAGAATTTTTCTTTGATTTCTTTATATTCATCTTCAGTAAGAACGGTGTCCTTGTAGTGTTGCATAATAAGGTCTTCATAGTC